GCACAATTACGCTATGACAACGACCGTCAGCCGAGACGATGTTGTCCTGCGTAAGTTTACTGCTCTAGTCAAGGTGGTGCAGGATGCTAAAGTGGTGGTCCAGAGCTCAGACGCCGATATGGCTGACGTTCTCGGAGAGATTCTTCGCATCCAGGGGCGCAAGAACACAGGACGTGTGATGAAAGCCATCCATTGGAGCGCTGATGTGTATTTGCGCGCTTATGTGCGTTCTCGCTTCGTCCGACGAGTGACTAATGTCGTCATGGAGTGGTCCTTGGCGCGAAAGTTGCTTTTGCGTGGATTCAGATGGTACACTAGCGAACGCAGCGAGTACTACGTGTGGCTGGCGGATGCCTTTCAGTCCTGTTACATGAACCGTCGGTGGAAGCTGGTTGTGGGAGGATTGGCTGCTGCCACCGCTATGATCACCACGTACGGACTTTACAAGTCGGTGACTGCACGTGTTCCCAAGGTCCAGGGGCTTCGTCAGTCTGTGGCCGATGACCACTTCGAGAAGACTGAGCGTGTTAACGTTTGGAAGCGTGACGACTACCAGACCTCGTCCATTGATCGGTCCGAGCTTAGTGCTTCTTTTGCGAGCCTTTCTCACGACCAAATCATCAAGGTGGTTGAGCGCAACACTGCTCGCATCAAGGTGTCCAATGGCATTAAGGCACGTGAAGGAAACACGTTCAGCCCATGCGGGCACCTCTGGATGACGAACAACCACACCTTGTTTTCGGAGGGAGATCTCGAAGTCACTCTGTCGGTGATGCCCCACGTGCAGGGGGCTTCAACCAACGTAGTGTTCAAGCTGCGCCAGGTGGACATTCTTCGTGTGGTCGAGCGAGACCTAGCGTTCTTTGAGGTGCACAGTTGGGAAACGAAAAGAGACTTGCGAAAGTTGATCCGTGTTCCGACACTTCGAGGAGCCTATACGGCCACATATGTCACACGCACAAAAGGCATCGCGACTAAGATCCGCAAGGTGAAGTGCGCAGTGCAGAGCGTCAAGGAAGTCCCAGAATTGAACACCACTCTCAACACGTGGACGGGATGGACCGATGACGCTACGGTCGTTGGAGATTGCGGTTCACCTCTGTTTGTTCACCAACCAGTCACTGCGATTGTTGGCATTCACGCTCTGGGTAATGTGCATGGTTCGGTGTGGGCGACAGAAATCGACACAGAAATTGTCGAAGTCGCTCTGAAGCATTTTGACATGCCAGTCGTTCAATGCTCTGCGCCTGTCATTGATGCCGATAGCCGACCTAAGATGTTGGTTGACTTGCGTCAGAGGTCTCCTCTCCGTTGGCTAGAGGAGGGGTCACTGAACGTCTACGGAAGTTACTCCGCTATTGCAGTGACATCACGATCGAAGGTGCGACCAACTCTTTTGGGACCACACATCCTGGAGGAGCGCAAATGGGAAGTAGATTTCACCGCCCCTCAGCTGCGCGATTATCGTCCCTGGCGGCATGCGCTAGTGGACTCGACCCAGAAGAAGTATGGGTCGTTGAGTGGTTCCACTATGAAGGCTATTGCACAGGCCTACACTGACGACATTCTCGAGGCGCTGCCACAAGATGCACTCGGTGTGCTTGAACCATTGTCAGACAAGGCCACCGTGAACGGCATTCCCGGTGTTCGCTTCATTGATAAGATGAATTTCAAGTCATCGATGGGTGAGCCGTACAACAAGACCAAGAAAGCATACCTCACCGGTACAGAAGGTGAGATGAAGTTCGACGATGAGGTTGTGGCACGCATTGAGCGCATCAAAGCGTCATACGCCAGAGGTCAGCGCGCCTGTCCGGTTTTCAGTGGCAAGTTGAAGGACGAACCCCGAGCGACGAAGAAAGTGGCTGAGGGTAAGGTGCGAGTGTTCACAGCGGCACCAGCTGATTGGAGCTTCGTAGTGCGTCAGTTTCTGCTGCCAGTGGTGAAGCTGATGCAGGAAAATCCGTTTGTCTTCGAAGCGTCGCCCGGATGCACCGTACAGTCGCTGGAGTGGCAGAGTTACTACAAGTTCCTCACCCACTTTGGCTTCGACCGCATGGTGGCCGGTGATTACGGTAAGTTCGATAAGAAGATGGAGGCGTTGATCATCCTTTTGTCTTTTCGTGTCTTGCGCAACCTGTGCAAGGAGGCGGGCTGGGAAGCGGATCAGCTGATTGTGGTTGATTGCATCGCAGAAGACACAGCGTACTCCTTTGTGAACTTCGATGGTGACCTGGTCGAGTTTTTCGGGTCTAACCCGTCTGGCCACCCACTCACAGTCATCATCAACTGCATCGCCAACGCACTGTACATGCGTTACGCTTTTGTCGAACTGTGCCCGTTTGCGGGGTCAGTGTATGAGAAGGCGCGGCGATTCAAGGACCACGTGCGATTGCTCACGTATGGTGATGACAACACCATGGGAGTTTCACGTGGAGCTGATTGGTTCAATCACACGGCCATCCAAGCGGCCATGACCAACATTGGTGTTGAGTACACCATGGCGGACAAGGAGAGTCATTCTCGTCCCTTCATCCACATCAGAGAGATCTCGTATCTTAAGCGATCGTGGCGCTGGGACGAGGACGTTGGGGCTGTCGTAGGACCGTTGGAAGAGGCATCCATCCACAAGATGCTCACCATCTGTAACCCGTCAGGTGATGAGTCACCCGAGTTGCATATGGCCAGTGTCATGACGTCAGCTCTGAACGAGTGGTTCTGGCATGGGAAGAAGAAATTCGAAACGGAGCGCGAGTGGCTGTGGAAGCTTGCGCAGGACCACAATCTCACAATGGAACTAGAATTCAAGGGTTTTCCAACGTGGGACCAACTGAAAGAGCGATTTTGGTCAGCTTCCAAGGGTGTGGAAGGAGCCGAGATTGGGTGTATTGTAGAGCACCCGCGCAGCGTGCTGCCAAATTAGTCTACACCTCCTGTGCGATCTGTGTATTAAATGTTATGCGTTTCGAACTAGTATAAGTGTGCGTACAGGTTGTAAGTCCACCCTTCAGGGGGTTCGCCTTTTTAGGAGTGAGGGTTAGGGATGCCCACGAAAACGCGAACTTGCATGTAGAATGAGTCATCTCTTGCATTTTAAAAAGGCTTGCTAAAACAACAAACAACAAACAAAACAACAAAACAAAGAAACAGAATGCTCCACCGTTGGAGCGCTATGAGTGCCCACACTGTGATCATGTGATGATTATGGGGGACACAAGAGTAGAATGTGAAGATTGTTGCCCATGGAAGTGTGTGGTGCAATCCGAAGAGACGTTGCTGGCCCCGCTTGTCGAGCAAATGGCTACGACGATGGAGCAGACCACCGCTTTTATGGATGCGAATCCAGGGAGCACGACAGGGACAGGCGCCTCGCCGCTCGATTATGAGATGGCAGATGCACAAACTTCCGCGGACTTGAAATCCTTTCTGTCGCGTCCAGTTCGCATCGTAACCACCACGTGGTCGCAAGCTGCGCCACAAGGGACGTTAGGTGCTGCGTTCTTTCCATGGACACTGTTCCTCAACAACGCCTCCATCAAGAACAAACTGAGCAATTACGCATTTTTCCGAGGAAATCTCAAGTTGAAGATCATCACGAACGCTTCGCCGTTTATGTATGGATCTTTGCGAGCAGTATACAAGCCACTGCCGAGTTTCTCAGGAAATGCTATTGCCTCTAGTGTTCCGTCGTCGTTGATTCCGTATTCGCAACGTCCAGGTGTTTGGATCACACCGGCACACAGTGAGGGAGCGGAGTTCACCTGCCCTTTTATCTATCCACGTTCGTTCGTGCGAACTGGCTTGGCTGGTGAGATTGACGAGATTGGCCAAATGGTGTTCCAGGTGTATAACCCGCTAGCGAGTGCGAATGGTTCCACTAGTTCGGTCACTGTGCAGGTGTATGCGTGGATGGAGGATGTTGTGCTTGCTGGGCCAACTGTCGGAGCAGTCTTGCAGGCCGATGAGTATGGTGCGGGCGTGGTTTCTGCTCCTGCATCGGCTGTCGCTGCGGCCGCATCCATGTTGACCAAGGCACCATTCATTGGGAGGTTTGCGAAGGCAACGGAGATCGGGGCTTCGGCAACGTCACAGATTGCGAAGCTCTTTGGGTATACAAATGTCCCGGTGATTGAAGACACAAAGCCAGTTCGAAACTCACCATTCCCGTCGTTGGCGACCGCTGAGATCGGGTACGTGCATGACAAGCTGGCGTTGGACGCAAAGAATGAGCTGAAGTTTACCCAGTTGGTGAGGAGTCCGGGGCTCAAGCTGGCTCACTACTGCGGCACTTCGGTGGAAGTCGTAAGCGCCTGATCTGAGAGCGACGGCCGACAGATCGAATCCTGGAAGCGACGGCGGCCAGGGCAGCCCGAATATGAAAATAGGCGGGCAATGTTTGAGGACGGCGGTCTTCAAACGCGTCGCGGAAGCGACGGCATCCGCGACCCATCATTTCTGCGCAAGCGGTTATGACGAGAAGCGACGCTTACGACGACACTGTGGAGCTAAGCAATAGAGGGGCGGTAAGGGTCGAAAATGCGAATCACTGGTTGAGGCGAACAGAGATTGTTTAAAGGCAAGAATGGAGTCCCGAGGTCCTGATCGGTTTATCCGATTGGTGGCGAGCCCGGAGCCCAAGCGTTAACGATCGCCGCGGTTGTTCTCGGAAGAGATTGGCCGCAATGCAGGTCGGCAAGGGTCTAAAGCAAGCCACTGGTTGAGACGAATCGGACAGTACACCTCGGGATTTCGCTTTCTCAGCGATTTCCCAAGGCATTCGTCCGGGTGCCCAGCAGTTTCGAGTTTGCAGCTCCAACCTCCTCCGAGCCGAAAGTGCGTTCTCATCTGC